CAAATCCTGGTGACATCCAGGTGCCTTCTTTGGCATATTCTCGTGCGAGAGCAAAACCTCTACATATTTCTGGATGTAGTTGTTTAAAACTGTCAATGTCTATGTGGTCATCTAGACTGATATATGGTTTACCGCCAATTCCTTTAATCATCAAAGTATTTACTTTTAAATACAGTACAAATAATTTATTATGGCTTTTAAATTGGTACCGTACTCAGAGCAACTGAATCTTGAAACATTTTATCAAACAGCCAACCAAAAAGGATTTGTCAACAACTCAACCAAAAAAATGTTGGTAGATTCTCTATCTCGAGAAGATAGATATCAGGTTTGGATGCTGTTGTGGAATGACAAAGTGATAGGATCCACTGCGGCACATTCATTTCCTGAAATGGGTCCTGACAGTTATCGTATTGCTTGTCGTATTTGTACATTCACAGATGAACTGCCTAAAGAGTATCAAGTGGTGCGTACTAGAGACACCATAAGAAATCATCAAACTACCACGCAACAATTTTTTCAACCAGCAGGCATACGTTGGGCAGGTGAAAATAAAAATTACTATGTGACCACAAATGAAAACGCAGAAGGCACACAACGACTGGTACATTCTATTGTGGCTCCTACTCTGGAAAGTGTGGGTGTTTATACCAGAGTGAAAGATATGGATTACAGAGGTACACTTCAAACTGTGTGGCGTGTGAACGCTGATGTGTATTTTAAACAACTTGAACAAGTAAAACAATGGCCCACTTATGAGTGATTTCAAATACTATTACAACAATGTGCCAGGCAAAGGACTGTGTAGAAACAATTTAATTTATACCAGTCTAATCAACGAAGATGCCACAGAGTTTTGTATGTGGTTTCACAATGATTCAGAATATCATAAAGGTCACAATGAAGTGGTGGATCCTGCACTGATGGAAATGAAGTACCATAGAGAAAAAGATTTCTTACTGTGGTTGGATATTGATCACAAACAGTTGATCCCTCGCACCACACGTTTTGATCCAGATGATCAAAAGATATATTTTGAAATACAAGGTGTAGATTTTTGGGAACAAAGCCATGGCAAAACATATGCTGACGTATTGCCTAATTGGCAAGAGCAGATGCTGTACATAATGGAAACACACAAACAGTTGGGCATATACAAATACAGTCTACATCCTAGCAGTTATTTTGTTATTGATGGAGAATTAAGAACAATCAATTACTTCTTTGCTTACAGAAAGGACGAAACACCCATCACAGTACAAGAACACATGAGTCATATTTCCAAAGAAAGACAAAAAGAACTGTTGCCTAAAATGAAACAGATGGGTATAGAAATGGACAATACATATCCATTTGATCAACTACAGATACTGTGTCTGGAAAGTTTTAGAAATGTATACCCAGACAGTTTTATTGACAAGGCAATTTCACTCTATAAGTAATAGTATGCAGGATACAAAAACCACAAGCCTATGCCACATATGTTATCGTCACTGTGAAGCAGAACGAGTGACCAAAACTGATGGAGTATATTTGATAAAGACTTGTCCAGAGCACGGAACTTCAAGTTATTTGGTAGAACAAGACATAGATTTCTATAATTCATTGATTTATGATAAATCAGGATATTCAATACCTCAAGGCATAATGATTGAAGTTACAGATAAATGTAATTTGAATTGCCCACACTGTTATCATAAACCAGACAACAAAACACAAGATAAACCTGTAGAACAAATACTTTACCAAATAGAACATAGATTTAATGCTGACGCAGGTGCTGTGATATTAGCAGGTGCTGAACCAACTGTGAGAAAAGATTTACCTGAATTAATTGTACAAATTAAAAAATTACTTAAAAAATTAGGAAGACCTGAAGATGTGTGTATTCTTACAAATGGTGTAAAACTCTCCGATAGAGCATGGGTTAAAAAAATTGCTGAAGCAGGCACAAACATGGTTATGATAGGTATGAATCATCACTCTTATCAAGGTAAGAAAGTACATGAGAAACAATTAAAAGGAATTGACAATTGTATTGCAGAAGGAATATTTGTCTACTATGTTGGATATACGTTGGAACACATTGACCATATGGAAGAAGTACTGGAAGAAATACAAGCATTAGGTAATCGTGCTTGGCAATATAGAATTAGAGCAGGTTCAGATATTGGCAGAGCACCAGATGAACCTCAATTCTTTTTGAGCAGACACGTTGCTAAGATAAAAGAAATTTGTGATCGCAAAGGTTGGACTTGGGAAAAGAAACCTGCTGATGATAATTTATATCACTTCATGGTAAACATAAATGGTATCACTCATAGAATTATACAATGGAGTGATCCTAAAACAATTGATATGGAACAATTACAATGTGGTCCTTGGTGTGATTTTGTACCCGGCAAACCTGTTACAAATTTCTTACATCAAATCATGTTGCGTGATGCTGTGGTCAATGAAGGCCAGACTTTGCATGACACTGTGCCAAACAAATACTTGTTTCAACCTGAAAATGTTGACTACGAAGTTACAGAGTGGACATTTAAGAGTTGGGACGATTCCAAACAAAAGCAGAAAAAAACTATTTAGGTTTGTAATCTAATTGTGTAGCATCAACAGTTACACTCTGAAAATACATAGTTTCACACAGTAACATTTTAATGATCCATTTGGAAAGTTCTTTAGGATCTATTTTATTTCCTTGTAGGTACTCACTAATCTGTGTGTCAGTGCATCCTAATATAACATTTAATATGTGTGGTCCATACACATTGATACGGTTTTCTATAATTCTATTTTGTTCTTTTTTAGCATTGCCATAATTTTCCATAAAATCATTTGTATCTGAATTATTGTAACAAGACTTAGAACTTAAATTTAATATTTTTTTATCTTTATCGCCTTCCCAAACATTGATCATTAATTTTAACATTTCTGTTTGTCCATTAAATTGATCTATCTCTGTCATAGGAAGATCACCGTCGGGCCAAGCACAATTGATGAATATGTCTGCGTGTTTGGATTGTTCTAAAATACTCTGTCTTGATTCGGCAATGCTGATATCAAATCCATTACTTCGGGAGAAACCTTGTACATCATGACCCGATTGAATAAGATCGTTATATAAACACTTGCCTATGCCTTTGGAGTGTCCAGTTATTCGGACTATCATTGGATTATATTAGGTTAGCCCAACCGCCGTTTTCGTAACCTTGAAATTTATTATCGTCTGAGTTGTAAATGATCATTCCATTTGCAGGAGTTAAAGCATTTCTTTCAGCAGTTGTGAGTGAGCCAAACTGTACAAAGCCTGATGTTTTAATATTACCAACAACATCTAATTTTTCTGCTGGAGTTAAAATATTAACACCTAAATTACCATCTTTGTTTATTACAACAAAATTATTTGTTACACCATTGTCTGGAGTTGTTCCCATCACAATGTTTCCTGGAACAGCACCTGCTCCTACACTTGCTTGTGAATCAACACCTGCCACAATAAAACTTGATTGAACATATTGTGAACCGTCATGTCCGTAATTAATATAACCAAATAGCGAATCGTCTGCGGCATTGGCTGTTGGAGTTACAATTGAACCTTTAGATGTGTATGTTTCAATTGAGTTGAATGTGTTAGCATTACCATCATCTGAATAAATTCTTAGTGCATTTCTGGCTGTGTGATCTGTGTTGTAAATTTCTAAACCAACACCTTGTGCAGAACTGTTTGTTCCTATTTGAATTCCGTTGCCTGATTGCAGTGTAATTACATTGCCATCAAAGTCTAACACACTGTTTGTGATTCTGTCTGAAGCGCCGTCTATTCTTAATGAGTTATCGTCAGCATTCACTGTGCCTTTGTGTACACCAACTGTGGTTGCTGTAACTGTTTTTGCTGTGTGATCAACGATAGTTGTATCATCAGAAGCAAGTAAGTCACCTTTAGATGTTGCTGTAACTCTACCGTTACTAACATTAACTAATACTGATGAATCATTACCTACCACATTACCATTGATTGATACTGCTGTGATTTCTTCGTCTACTTGTAAACCTTGAAAATAACCTGTTCTCCATTTTGCTGATGTAGAACCAATGTCTCTTGAATTAGATGCGTCTGGAGTTATATTGCTTGGAACGGCTAGATATTGTGCTGATAATGTTGTGTCTACTTGATTTCCACCAGCAGTTACACCATCTCCAACATATAGTTTTTTTGTGTCTGTAGTATAGATTAATTCACCCGCTAAAGGTGTAATTCCTTGTCTTTCTGCGTCTGTTCCACGTCTAATTTGTAGTGCCATTTTGTGCTATGCTCCTAACATCTAATATAGTGTATTTATTCCGCTTGATGAATTGCTGAGTTACTATTTTCGCTTTTTAAGGAAGGATTTAGTACGTTTCTGTATATCTGCTTTGACCTTGTTGGTATCTATCCTAAAATCCACGTTTTTGATGTCATTTCCGTAGTGTTCAAACAATTCTTTGATGTTGGTCTCCAGTTGTTTATTGGTTAATTTTTGACGGTTAGGTTTTACTTTGATTTCCCATTGTTTGCCATCCTTAAATTGCACTTTAAGTGCCAGCAAATATTGTACAGGGATAGAGTCAATGCGTAAGTCATTGAACACTTCAGGCCAATGAGCTACAACTTCCTTAGGCAGTTTCTTTTTAGTAAACTTGACCACAACAGACACTTGATGCTTTACTTAGATTTCTTTGTTTTAGTTGGCGACAATTCTTCCGCTTCTGTGCGTAATCTAGCCGCTTCTTTGTACAAACGATCAGCATCACTTCTCATACGAGCCGCCAAGTCCTCATCTGATAGAGGTTTCTCTGCAGATGGTATGTTAGCCACTTGTGATGTTGCCACAGGTGTTGCTTGAGCTGTTGGCTGAACTGCTAATTGATCCACAGTTACACCTTTTTGTTTTGCAATCATTTCATTAAGTTCATCCAATGAAATCACTGTGTCAGTGTTTGGAATCATTTCAACTTCAGAAGTTGCAACTTTTCTAAAAGATCCACTCTGGTGAAATTTAACCAACATATTCTGACCGTCTGGTGTATTGCTTCTTTGAAGTGCTTCGTGCAGTTCAAAAGACGTTTGTCCACGATTGCTTTCGATCACACTGATTAAAGCGTCATGATCTGGAGCATCTAACTTTGTTGTTTCGATTACTAGTGCAGATGATGAATCTCCAGGAAGTGTTCTGTAAGCCACAGCCACTTTCGCTCTAGATTTTTTCATTCTGCCTACGTGTTTGATATCAGGCATTATTTTGTCTCCGCTGGTTTATCACCTGCTGGTGCTGATGATTTGTTTGCTTCTTTTTGAGATTGTTCTACAATCTTTAAGAAAGTTTCTAGTTTGTTATAAGTTGCACCTACCATTGCCATTTCATTGGCTTTGAATGCGCCTCTTTGACTAGCAACGTCGATGATTGTTTTTAAAACGTTTAAGTCTTGAACAGTTAACTCTGCTCCAGCACCTGCTTGAGTTTTAGGTGCCTGACTTGCTCCGTCTTGTCCAACAACTTGATCCTGTGTAGGAGTCGTTGCTGTTTTGGTTTGATTTGTATCTGTCATTTTCATGAGCTCCTTTTATATTTGTATATACAAAAGTATTTAATGACGTTTGATAAATGGGCAACTAAGATTGAATAAAGAAAGTTCTTTTGAGTTTTCGAATCCTACCAAAATATAATTTTGTATTTTTCCATCTCTATCCACATCAAGATGTTTACCAATATAGAATCTTCCTTTTAGGTTTTCCAAAATCCATTTCTCCAACAATTCTTCATTGTCGTTCCAGTCGTAATTTAATTTTAGAAATTCTAAACCTTTTGGTTTTTTGGAAAATTTTCTACAATCGAAGTAGTTTAATGGATTTACTTGATTAGTTTTGGCAAACATTATTCGTAATGTACCGTAGTACCAAAAGGTGCTTCCATGTTCTTATCATGATGACCATTTATCACAAACAGTGTGTCACAATAGTTTTCGTCGCCCCAAGTGTCCCAAGGATAACCATCTGTGAACATAATAAACTTCTTAGGTACTATGTCATTTTCTTTCATATAATTCCAGTTAGCCATAAAATCTGTACCACCGCCACCTTCTATTTTGTACGAATCCATAGATTCTCCTGATGCACCAAAGTCTTGTTCATTGTGTACTTCTGTATCAAAACACCATATTTTAATGTTATAATCTTTGTATTGTTCCATAATACCTTGCACTTCACCTAGGAAATCTTGCACTTGTTCATTGTGTATTGAACCTGAAGTATCAATAGCAATACAGACATCAATAGTTTCATCATAGTTTGTGCCTGGTAATATCACACCTGAGTGCCAACCTTTTCTGCTGGGTCTTGCAAATGTGTAATCATTTTTAATAACACTCTGAATCTGTTGTTGTAATAATTCTCTCCAGTTCATTTTAGGTTCTGTAAACTGTTGAATAATTCTTTCAATCTCTTTAGGCAGATTACCTGCACCAGCCGCCTGTGCCGCCGCCATCATAGACTCTTTTATTTCATTTTTAATTTGTTCTAATTCTTCTTTAGAGTAAGCAGGACCTTTACCTTTTTGTTTGCTGTTAGGGTCTTGTTTTGTTCCACCTGTGCTTTCACCTTTTTCCCAATCAATATGTTCATCAAGCAATTTACCTAACTGTTCCATTGCCTTCTTACCTTTTTTATAGATGTCATCATACACTGCCTCACTTGCCCAACCATCATATTTCCAATCTTGGAATATCTGCACATCCTTAGGTTTCTCACCAATGTTGTCTCTTACCAATGTGTTGTTAACAATGTAATCACAAGCGATGTTATGTAATTGAGGATCTCTATCTTCACGTCTTGTCATGTGATCAAACACACAATGAAGTATTTCGTGTGCAATAACAAATTCAATTTCTTTGCTAGACATTTTACTAAAAAATTCTGTATTAAAAAATAAATTTCTGCCATCAGTTGCGGCAGTTGGACACCAGTCATCACATTCTTTAATTTGAAGTCTTGTTGCCATGTTACCGAAAAAAGGATGTCTCAACAACAGTCCAACTCTTGCAACCACAATTTTATCGATAACTTCTGCTCTTAATTGCTTTAATTCTTCTGGACTTAATTCTTTCTTTTCTAAAATCTCTGTGCTCATATTATTATAATACTTTCTTTTGGTAAATTAGTCAACCGTTTTTTGGTATAGGGCACCGGTAAAGAGTGCCCTATATTCAACACTTTTATTTGATGCTTTGAGCGGCAGTAATATATTTGCCGTATTTTTCATGGAATTCATCAAAACATTTGACTGCATCAGGATCAATCGGTAATTGATACTGAGTTAATGCCATCTTGATACCCATAACAACAAGTTCTGTATCGAAGTTGTCCATCATAAATCTAAGAAACTTATTAACTTTGTCATTAAATTTCTTATCTTTTTTGTCATTTGCTTCTTTGAGTTCATAACATAACGAAACCGTAAGGGAGTACATTGCTGATATTTCTTTCGATTTCAGTTCTGTTATTTTGCCTTCAAGTATTTCTGAAGGATTAGGTAACTGTGAAGCCACCTTTCTATGAGCCATGAACTTGACTGCAAGTCCTTCGCCCACTGCACCACTGACCAAGTCGGTCACAGTGTTTTCATCTAAATCATCCGATAACAACTCACTTACGAATGACCAAGATCTTGGAGTAGCAAAAGAACGACTTGGTGATCTAGGATCAAAGTCATACAAGTCCTTCTTGCTAAAAGTTAGATATCCAACAACGTCTTTACTGATGTTGTTAGCCACTGCCCATTCAAACCAATCATCAAATTCTGGTTTCATTTCTAAATGGACGAATCTGTTTGCCAACGGAGCAGGCATTCTGTACACAACTCCTTTGTCAGCCTCTCTGTTACCAGCCGCAACAATTAATACATTGTCTGGTAATTCATATTGACCAACTTTTCTGTTTAGGATCAATTGATATGCCGCCGCCTGTACTGAAGGTGCCGCAGAATTCATTTCATCCAAAAACAACACAATGTTCTTGTGTTTCTTTGCCATCTGTTCTGTAGGCAATTCTGATGGAGATGCCCAAACCATATTGTTTTCTTTTGAATTGTAGTATGGAATACCTTTAATATCTGTAGGCTCCCATAAACTTAATCTGATATCGATCACTTTGGCATCGATAGTTTTGGCAATTTGATGTATAACATCTGATTTACCAATACCAGGGCCGCCCCATAAAAATATTGGTCTCTTAATTTTTAATGCGTGTAATATGCTCGCCTTTGCTTTGTTAGGCGACAATTGTCTGGTTGTAATGCCAGTATCTTGTGTGCTTTTTTGTTTTACCATTTTGTACTCCTTAATAAATTGTTGTTATGTTTTAATAATACATTCTGGCAATCAAAAAGTCAATACCTAAAGAAGTCAAGGTTTATGCGGATTTTTAGGGTCTGTGGATAACTTATTCGGGAGATTCTAGTCTAGAAAGTGCTTTATTCAAACCGTATTTTCGTATATCACCAGAAAACAACATCAATTCCATTGCTTTCTTTTCATTGGTCACAATCACACCATCATCTGCTAGGTAGTATGGACAGTCTATATATTTGTCTAAAAATATTATGGTTTGTGTGGTTAAATTGAAATCGTTCGGAAATGGTACATCGTATGTTTGAAGTTGCAGTTTATCTTTAATAAATGACAATCCTTCATCTGTAAGACGCAGTCCACCTGAACCTTTGTTTCTACTGTTCTTCCACCATGTAGGCATATACTCCCTCATAGTATTTTCACCTATGCTGATATTAGCCTGCTTTAAGAATATTTTGGTGTAGGTTTCTTTCCAATTCATTTTTCACTGACAGTTTCACCCTGAGTCAATTTGACCACAGTGAATTCTTCAGTGTTGAACATGGTGTTCAATTTCTTGGCTAGATTGAATGCGTGTCCAGGATTTGAAAAACTTACTTTTTTGTATTTTGGACCCGGGTAATTGTTTAACTGATTTGCTGATTTTAGGTTGAATGGTTTGTTCTGGTAAAACACTGCCCATATGCCTTCAGCCGCCAGAACTTGTTCGCTCTTATAAGTTTTGCGATCGGTGTTTTCTAGTAGTATAGTCGGTTTAGGTCTACTCATATAATATGAGTATTTATCTAAAATGAATCGGTATTATAGATTACCGCCGTCTACTTTGACTTCTATTGTTTGAGCCTCTGTGCTGTCTTTTTGTGCTATTAGACCCTCATAGTCGCCCGCTAAACGGGCCAGCACTGTGGCTAGTGCATATGTGACTTGTTTGGCTGTATTGATGTCTAACCGCACTTCTTTTTGATTGCTGAGGTCAGCACCTTTCACTTGTTGAATAAATTGCTGTAAACTGGCTGTATTAATAGGGTCTTTTATTGGCATTGCTCAACTCCGTTTTCATTTCTAATGATGTTCTAAATGGACCTTTAAAAGGATAACTTTCCAATGTTAACAATTTGGGACAATAACTTCGTACCCATCCTTTTTCAAACTTAATTATATAGTATCCAGCACAATATAAACTTTTGGATTTTTTACTCTTGTTAAACAATGGCAGTTTCTTTTTTACATCAAATACCATATTGTAAGGTTTAAACTTGCTCGGATAATCATACACAGAATTATCTTCATTTTCTTTTTCTTCTTTAGGCGCACTAACTGTGGATCCCCACATCCAATCTCCGTTGAAATTCTTTTGAAGTTGCTGTTGATTATCGAAGATTCTAGTACCGTCAGAACAACTGAACATATATCTTCTGTCTTCTTGTCTACAAATTGTGCCTACTTTTTGACCATCAGATTCCAGTATCCAGAATCTATTTGCTAGTATAGGCTTCGCAAAAAATTTAGTTGTCATGCCATTACCTCTTCTTTCTGTTTGTATTTCGCATTTAATGGTTCAGCATAAGTTTGCGGGTATTCAGCAATTTTTTGCATATCCCATTTAGCACAAAATTTAATTAATTTTAATCCAACCTGTTCTATTGTTTTAGGCTTAACGGAATTGATTGTTTCTTTAATAATACTTTTAATTTCTTCTGGTTGTGCTGTTAAATCACACAGTGTTACATTTCTTTGATAGTCATCCACAACTCTATGTTCTTCACCATTATGGTCCAACCAACGTTGTAACATCATATTGTTCCAGTTATATCCTTTGGAATTTCTATCTTCAAATGCTTCAGTTAATCCAACTTTCTTTTTGGTACCTTTGGTCCTAACACCAGGATATGCAGAAAATACATTGTCAGCAGTATCACCTCTCATACATTTTTCAAACAACAACCATTCTGGATTTGGTGCTGGCTTATCTTCGCCAGTTTTCTTATCTTTGACTCTGTTACCTTTTGCGTCAAAATAGCCTTCATGTGTTATGGTAGTTTCTGTAATACCATTGTATTGACACACATTAGGAGCAATCAATTGAGCAAAATCGCCATCTGTGCTAATAATGATGTGATTATCATTAGGATGTGCTTGTACCCAACCAGCAATTAAATCGTCTGCTTCTAATTGAGAGTGTTGCAGTGTTGTACAATTTGTTTTTGTGTCTATAAATTCTTTAAAGTTGTCAAAAGTTTCCCAAAATATTGTATCTTCTTCCACTTCTTTTTCTGTTCTAGCCTCTCTAGCCTCACTTCTGTTTCTTTTGTATGGAGTATAGAAGTCTTTACGCCAACTTCTTCCTTCCAAACAGAATACCACGTGATCTCCTTTGAAGTCTTGCCATACTTTTCTAATACTGTTGAATGTGATATGTAGAGCCATACCTACTTTAGAATCCAAATCGCTCTGTATGGCGTGTTTGGCTCTAAAAAATGTATTGGCTGTGTCTACTAATATATAATTCATATTTTATAATTTTATAAACAAGTAATACCACAAAACAATTAGAGCTCCACCTGATCCCAGTATCATTATTATTGCGGCGATTTCTTGTAAAATTGATATCATTAACTGATCTCCGATTTATCCTCACTTAAATTTTTTGTATTGATATATCCAGCACCTCTTGTGGGATCCATGCCTTCTTCTTGAAGAATGTTTCTTGCTATGGTTTTAAACCAAGCATCCACAATCTGTTCATTGCTTTCACCTTTATAACCAGCATCCAACAGTTTTTCAATGAATTCATTATTCCAATCCAGTTCAAAGAAACCATTTTTGATATTGTCTTCATTTATTTTTGTGTCCAACACAGCCACCCAAGGTTCTCCTTTTGCTGTGGCTTGTTCTTTTTCTTTCAACAGTGCTTCTAATCTTGGATTAGATTCTTCAGTTGTTGTTTCTTTCTTTTTAACAAATATGTCTTTTACTTTTTTTATTATATCCATTTTCTTATCTCCGATATTTCTTTTAATCTTTGTTCTTCTCTATCCTTCATCATCTCCTTAGGTACCCCAGGCATTTCCGAATATGTCGACATGGAGTCTTGGAGTGTATCTCCATCCTCTTTCCATTGCGAGCTCGGCGACCTTTCTTGTGTTGAGTGTGTATGTTTCGGATCTTCCACCCAGTGGCATAATATATACGGGAACGTTGATTCCAGCGTCACGAAACTCGGCAACTGCCTTCGTAACTTCATCCACATCGGTTGCATCAGCAACCACAAATTTAAAATACATTTGACTGCGAGGAATCCCATAATAAGACCTAGCAATCTCAGGCTTGATAGCAGTGTGCCAAGGTTCACCTGATACGGAAAGTTTTGGAGAGCAACTCCAAGTGACTTCGAATCTGTTTTGTTTTCTAAGATAATCTTCAAAATCCTTGTGTAAAATCTGCGTTGTATTTGTTTCGAATGTAACATTTTTCAAGTCTCCCATTTTTGGATGTTCAAATAGATCAATATAAAATCTTTGCCAACCTAGCAAAGGTTCTCCGCCTGTTAAGATAAAGTGTACGTCTTGTCCATTAGACATTGTCCATTTTCCTTCTGGCGTTAAAGATAGTATGTGTTCCACAACTTCATCGATAGTTCTATCTTTCATATACTTTTTAAACTCTGGATATATGCTGGCGTAAGTATCACAACCTGTGTGTATGATTGGCAAGTCTTCAAATTGTTTAACTTTGTCCAATACTCCATCATCTAAAAGTTTTTTTACTTCTGGATTGTATTTGATGCCTTGTTTTAATTTTTCTTCTCTGTCTGGATGTCTATCCAAACCAAAGTTCATGCATCTAAAATTACAACCAAAAGTTCGTAAGAATACACTGGGTACTCCTACAAATCTTCCTTCTCCTTGTACAGAGTAAAATGCTTCTGAATATCTAAGTTTTTTAGTCATGACCTTTCATACTCATACAGATATCATAAAACTCTTTCTTAAGTGGTGGGTGTTTATCAAACGCACCCAACATAATAGCAGTTGTCATATCTGATTGATGTTCTTTAACTCCTCTGTGTGTCATGCAGTGATGTTCTGCTTTGATCAGTACAGCCACGTTTGGAGTCTTAGCATATTTTTGTAATGCTTCTGCAATTTGTGTTGTCATCTCTTCTTGAATCTGTGGTCTCTCTGCTATGTGATGAACTATTCTATTAAATTTGGATAATCCAATCACTTCTTTCTCAGGCAGTACACCTACCCAACATTTACCTACAATGTTCTGAAAGTGATGAGCACAAGTTGATCGCACACTGATTGGACCGCTAGTGTATAAACTTCTATATCCCATGTTAGGAAAAGAAGTTACTTTTGGCGGTTGTTGAAATCTACCACCAAATATTTCATTGATGTACATTTTAGCAACACGTCTAGCAGTTTCTTTTGTGTTGTGATCGTTTTCTGTGTCAATCACCAAAGCATCTAGCACAGATGAAAAAGATTCTTCCACTTCTTTTTGTAGTTCTTCTAATTCACCTTTCTCAATAAAGTCAGCAATATTGTCATTGCTGTGAAAACGTATTTCTTTGTCTTTCAGTCTCTGTCTTATTCGTTCCGATGCTTTCATCCTTGCCTCTTAATGTAAGTTTCTAATACTTCTAACTGATCATGATATTCAGCAATAATTTTTAATTCTTTTTCTATTGCTTCTAACACATCAGGGTGTTCTCCAACTCCCACAGCCTTTTCCATGTATATTTCAACATTAGCCGCGTGTTTTTCAATATGACCTTTGGCGTGTGCCACAAGTGCGTCATATATACGTTCTCTGCTTGCCATTGTTATTTCTCCTTATAAGTTACATTAATATTAACAGATTTTGTCCAATTTGTCAATGATTTGTTTGAGTACAATTTGATTTCCTTCTTCTGTGTAATGATTGGTTTCTCCTCTGTAAAAGGGCCATATTTCTGTTAAATCCAGTCTGTTTGTTTCACAAGCAAATTGGTTGCTGATGCTGAAGTTATCCACAGCCAAATACGGTATTGAGATCATTCTATTGATTTCTTCCCTCATCAATCTATAGATCTCTTTTTGGTAGTCATCATCGTAGTGATGCCAGAACCAATTTTTGGCAGTTCTAAGTCTTGAATTAAACCAATCAAATTTGTGCTGTATGTCAGAAAATATAAGATCACAATTTTTGTGTAAACCTTGTTTATGAACTGGATGGGTTGGTGTGTGTATTCTGCTAGGACTGGTATGACACACTATCACACAATCATAATTTTTTTGCCAACTTTTGTCATGTTCAAAGACATTTTGTAATTGTTTGAGTATTTTATATTCTCCTACACCTGCTTGAGCCACATTGTTCACAGCATTATTTTTAGCCAATTCAAGAGGCCAACCTTTGCCGTTGGGCCATTCGCATCCAAAACTATCACCTGCGATTAAGATTTTTTTAGCCATGTCAAATATTCTGTTGCAATCAGTTTATGATATTGATTGTTGAAATGTTCTTTGTCTTCAATAAAATAATCTTCTGCACTATGTCCTAATGTATTTAGATATTGTTCCACCGACTGGTCCACTCTTTTCAAGGTATTAATTTTACCAAAATAATCTGTTGGTGTAGGCCACAGTCCTCTCGTTCTGAAATTGAACACATACAACTTGGCGTTGTTCTCTGTACAAATTTTATCCCAAGCATACATATTCAAAAGAAACTCTCTCTTTTCAAGCACAGTATTACATTCATAAAACAACTTAACACTCATATAAGAATCTTTTCTTAAGTCAGGAGACGTAAGTCCATGTTGTGCGGAAAATCCAATAGATGGAATATTTTTGTAGTCGTCTGCTGTAGGCTTTTGTAAAATCTGCACAGTGTTGCCTGCCACTGGATTATCAGAAAACTTTCTTATTTTTTCTGTTGATTCAGGATGTTCATATGTAAAATGATCCAAAGGTTCAACGTCATATTTTAACTCTGGATCGAAACTTAATGTGATTCTGTTTAATGGTGCTAAACACAAAAATACTTCATCTATATCATTATACTTGGCAAACATATTAGCCAACCAAACTGTGTACAAGTTATTTGTTGCGCCTGGCTGAGCATAAATCACAACGTTCTTGTTGTTGATTTCTGAATACATTTCAGCATAGTTGTTGTCATTCCAGAATGTGAAACTGCCAAGACCTATTTTACCTGCTATGGTTTTATATCCTACTGTGTGACTGTCGCCTATAAAAAGTGTTCTACTCATTTTTTAATCTGTATATCATAATTTACAAGACATCTTGGACCTGATTTAGGTATTCCTCCTCCATGCTTTATTTTACCATCAAACATAACTGCTCTGCCTTTTTTTGGCGCGATAGATTGTATAATATTTCCTGCTTCATCAAAGAATACTGTAGGCCCGTCAGCATCATTAACAAAATATATCACCACCATGTGATCAACTTCTAGATCTATGTGAGGAGCATAATAATTTTTATCAGTGTTGTGTGGCACAGTTATAAAAACTCTAGCCATCATAATATTTTTTAAAGTAAAATTGTTAATGTTGCAACAAGCAATTGGTATCATTCCAAAGTTATCAAGATGTCTACTCACAGTTGTGTGTGATTTTAAAAGATGTACAAAACTTAATGGTGGTTGATTTATTTCTTGGGCTGTACTTTCATATTTGCATTTAAAATCAACTGTGGGATAAACAAATTCGTCGCTGTTGCTTTTAGCACCCATGGTGATAAATTCAATATGATCTTGTAGATATGTTGGGATCAAATCGTCGTATACTTGAATAAATGGATTATTCATTTTTAGTGTAGTCTCCCTTGCCAGGAATAACGTGACGTACACCGCCTTTTGGATTTTCGCAATCACCTTTTTTTCTAGGAATAAGATGAACGTGCGGATACATCACAGTTTGTCCTGCCGCTTCACCAACATTTATACCTACATTGTAACCATCAATAACTCCTTTGGCTACATTGTCATTGCCTATTTTAATTGCAAGTTCAACACATCTAATAATTCTTTCTTGTGTTGCTTCTTTAGGAACAATCAAAGAATGTCCTTCTGTAACAGGAAATCCATCATTATACCAAACCATATCTTTAAAATCATACACAACATCAGTCCAAGGTGCTCTACCTTCTTCTTTTGCTATGTCTAGTGTGTCTACTTTAATCATTACCATTGCTCCCAAGGAAATACAATCCAAACAGGGTTTTCTTTTTTATTAATATTGTAGCACCAATAATCTAGTTTGTCAAACTCACTTGGATCATTATGTATTATACTGGCAAATTTAAGATTATCATTACTACCAATTGCTTCTGTGATGTGTTTAAATGTTGCACCGGTATCATTAATATCATCAATTACCAAAACTTTCTTACTGCTGTTTAGTGCTTGATTCAAGTTGTCTAAATTTGGTGTTGCTTTATAATCTCTTAATCTAACATCTAATACTTCGTGAGGCACATGAAGTCTATGGCTCATATAAATTCCTGGGATACATCCACCTCTATTGATTCCCATAACAACGTCAGGCTGAAATCCTGCTTTATCCATTTGTTCACAGATTTTGTCCATGCCATTTCTAATCTGTATCATTGTAAAATATTGTTTATTTTCCATTAGAACTGATCTCCTCCTGTTTTCGTTTTCCAATCGTCATAACATATACGGAATACATTTCTAAACTTGTCATATGCTATCTTTAATGACGGATATTCCGCACACATTTCTTCTATGTCTTTCAAACTGGGTACACTGTCTTCAAAAGGTCTTGGTGGAACGTAATCATCAAATGTAAAATTTTCCATGCCTTTGCCAGCATCTGCTCTCAACATATCTGTCATATCCATTGTGTCCGTAGTGCCAATCGAAGCACCCGATGGTGTGACACCATAACTTACTGTGTAGGTTTCGGATGCTGGTGTCCAACTCTGTGTTGTGGCATCATCAGGAAACATATAAGTTATATTTTCTTCTTTATCCACTATGTCTTTTTCTGTAATTTTTTTAGTTTTAGTCATTTTGTAACTCCTCTGTAATATATCGTTTAAGTTCATGATCACCAACATTGGTTGGTATCTCGTTTTTATAAAACAATCTGTAACTGTCGGAACCATATTTGCCAATGCCATATAATTCAGTGGCATCATTTCCATTCCAATTATCAAATTGCTCACTCATTCTGTATATTCTTTCTGCTTTCTTTTTCTGCATTCCTAATGGTTGAAGCATCTGCTCCAATTCAGAAATGTTGGCAGAACTGAGAAGTTCTGTGTGTGTTGCCCATTTTTTAAACAGTTTGGGCAGAACTGCTTTTACTTGCTTTCGATTGGTTAGGTTTAAACAAATAACCCCAACCATGTGTTGCCACACATTAGAAACCTGTTGTTGAACCATCAGGTGATCCAGCATTAGTATAACTCTTCAACTTTATCGCAGATTTTTAGTTTTAATGCTTCTTTGGCATCCAACCAAACATCTTGCGGTGGCAATAGCACTTCTCTAATTTGTTTTTCACTCATTCCTATACACTTTTTATAGTGTTCGATCATTCTTCTTGTGCTGAGTTCAAATTCTTTTACTCTAGCATACAGTTCATGTTCTTTACCAGCACTGCCCCAACTGTATTGATGTGACAGTATTGAAGTGTTTGGTGTAAGTATTCGTGAACCTTTTTTACCTGCTATGAATATTAAAAATCCACACGAAGCAATCAGCCCAAGTCCAACAGTTTTGATTGGTATAGTGCTGGCTTTCATTGTGTCAATCAAAGCAAATGCGGCGTGTACATCTCCACCTGGTGAATTGATTATAATTGTTAGTTGTGGTAGTCTTGTGTCTGCTAGATTATGATTCATAATCCATTGTAAACAATTTCTACAAGATTCCATAGTGATTTCTTCCATCAACACATATACTCCGTTTGATGCAAGATTATTGGTTTGACCATTGGTTGGTGCGTTCTTTTTACCCATGTGATACTGCTCCATATAGTTTTGCACCTGAAAAGAATTGTTCTTTCAATTTCTGCTTTTGTTTGATAACAGCAGGCACGTATTTTTTATAATTTTCCATATAATCAACAATTTTGTTAATGATATGTTCTTTGTTTACTCTGTAACTTTCCATATTCTCTGTCCAATTGCTTGGATATAAGAATTCTTTCATTGCCATTTCTGAATAACTCAATCTATCTGGTATCATAGGAATCACATTCACTATTGCTCCTTCATACCAACTGATACCTAACGTTTCTTGTAGATTGGCACTGAACATCAGTTTTGCTTCACCTAATAAGTTGTGATATTCGTTTTTAGTTAATGGTTGTTCTTGACACACCACAAATTCATATTGCGGAAGTGCTCTTTTTAAATCATCAAATATAGCAGGCTGTTTTTCTGGAGCCAATCTATGTGGGAATAAAATTTTGTTCTTTTTGTCCATATTTTGATACATCTCTAAAGTGGATTCCATATACTCCATGGGCCAACCAACTCTACACACTTTGTCACCTCTGTTTGGATTTAAACCTGTATAATGTTCTGCTTGTGGAAAACTTTTAGCAAATAAATCGATATGAAACTCTGTGGCAAAAAAATTGTGATCAAACGTATCAAACATTGCCTGCTCTGTGTTTCGCACCCAAGGTTTATTGCCAATCAATCTTCCTAAGAAGTCTTGTGGATCATACGATCCGGCGTGCCACATACCACCTATTTTAATTTTAACTTTTAGCAATTCAGCCATATACTTTAATTGTAGCACAGTGGGATTCCAAGCATCTGTGTATAAAAAGTAATCGCCGTCTTTCACTTTGCCATCACAGAACAGTTTACCTATCTGTTGCATCTGATTGGCTTTGTAGACATTGGTACCACCAAAGTTTAAAAAAGCACCTGGTGTTGTGGCTTGCGGAGTGTCGCCTCCACTGATTGTTACAACTTGATGATTGGTTGCTTTTTTCAACTGTCGAGGCAAGTGTGTCTTCCACTCCTTGGTGTATCTTGTGTCAACTGCTTCTAAATCTACAATATAAATTGTCATCTGTCGTTCATACTTAAAATAAATGTTAGTCCAGCAAAGGCTCCAAAGGCTAAGAAATAGATATCACTCAGCACTTCGTTTCCATTATCATATAACGGATGTGGCATAGTAAGACTGTATCCTACTAGACACATAAAAGCAATAATACCTGAAATGTAATTCAAGTGTTACTCCTTATGATAAATGATCTCACTCCCATTTTCGCCATCCTCACTAACATTAATAATAACATCTCTTCCTGGATATTTCTTACCAATTTCTTCAGCCAAGTCGTCGCTCATCATTTCGCAAGATTTGTAATCCAACTGTAATGTTTTTTCTGCATACAGTTTTTCTAACCATCTTTTGAATTGAATAAATTCTATATCTCTATCATTGTGAAATACTTCGATCTCTACTTTAAAATGAAATATATGTCTGTGAGGGTAGCCTAAAAAAGACACATCATATTCATCTCCTGTTGCAAGTGCTGGATCTTCCAGTGCGGCAGGATATTTGTGAATGCCTTCTTTTTTAAATGTTACCCATATAAATGTTTTATGTTTATTCATAGTTTATTATAGCAATTTTATTCGTCTGTGTCAACGTCAATTACTGTATCTCCCACATATTCTTTCCAATCTGTATAGTGCATATCTTTCGTAATTTCTTTTAGATTTCTACTCCAAACTCCTGTGTTTGAATGTCCCCAAGTCACGTCATCTATTTTGAGTGTTGCGTTGCCATTCACTTTGTATATGTTTGGAATTTTAGCACTGATCATTGGAATAAATTTTTTATAACTCATTAAACCTGTGGCTGTAACTTGTTCAATATATTCTATACCAAAATCAAGTGTAATCCAAAAGTCTTTTTCTAATAATGCTTTTATCATTTCATACCAAGGTTTTATGTCTTCTTCTTTTTTAATAATAAAACTTTGACTGGTTCCAAAGTAGATGTGTTTGGCTTTGTGTTCCACAGCCAATTTAGCAATCTCTTCCACAGGTCTGGTACCAACCACGAACAGTGTTTGCCAACCTTTTGCCACTGTGTTTTCTATTTCAGTTCCTGTAAAGTAAATTACCTGTTTTCTTTTTGCTGTGTCTAAAGCCATTCAATATATCCTCTGTTGTATCCTGGCATTCTTTGATTGCCTTCTTTGAAAGCATCCTGCCACTCTGTTGCTCTATCGTATCCTTTACTCCAAAACTTGTCTACATTAAGTACACCTGTTTCAATCATTTTAACTGCCATCTTCATACATCTTTGAAAATTCTTTTGTCTAGGAGATGGAAATATCACTGTATTAGCATTCCATAACAGTTTGCTGAAAGATGTTGTTACTTTGTTTGTTTTTTCAGATGCTAACACAATTAATCCTTGTGGCTTTACAATATCACGCACAAATACTTCATCTCTGGTATTCAAATCTATCACAATATCATATGCACCTTCAAATGTATCTTTAAGTGTATCACCCCACAGTTCTTTATTGCTACTGCCTATTACATCTATTTTAAAGAAATAATTTGCTTGTAAATATTGATGCACGACCCAACTTAAAAAGCCACTTCCAATTATACATATTCTGGCTTCTTTATTATTTCTTTTTTCGAATTGCTCTTCTTCCTGCATCACAACATTAAGTCCACAAGCCACAGGTTCTATTATGTATTTAGGTTCAGCATCAGGCACACTCACATAAGTGCCTTGATCAGCATTGTATTCATCAGCATAAGCAGGCTCGCCTCTGGTTGCTACAAAGTCTCCCACTTGTACATCATCCACAGCACTTCCTACTTCCAATACTTTTCCTAATCCTTCATGTCCTTGCATACTCAACGGAAGTGGACCAAAGTTACCATTCATCATATCTATATCACTACGACAAACTCCAGTAAAAATACTTTTTACTCTTATTTGAGTATCTTTGATATCAGACAATTCAAAATCTCCTTCTTGGAAATTGCCTTTACCTTCAGTGTGTAATATTTTTACTTTCTTCATTTATTCTTTCCTGTATCCATAAATCTTGTTCTAATTGATTGTTCCAGAACATATCGTCATCTAGATGTATCAAGCAATCTCTAATCATATTTTCATATGCTTTCTCTGGACACAATCCAAGTTGTATTGATTTCAAATGCGATTCACCATTTTTGTAAAAATGCACAGCAACATCATCCATCATATTACTTTTCCAGTTGGCGTATAGTATATAGGTTTTCTCACCGTTTGTCAATTCCATTACTGCTGAATCATCCACATTGTACACACCATTCTGGTTGACCACTCCGTAATCTGTACCTGTACAATCTGATATATTCCATCTTTGTTCTAAACGATATTTGTGAGTTTTAAATTCTTGATAATTTTGTTTGTTTGCTGATATCAATATGCTCATCAAGTGTGGCAGTAAATCTCTACTCACACCGCCAAATGCTTTGTCTTTATCTGTGAACCATGTGCCTGGACCAGGTATTCTATTTTTATTCACCCAATTAATCTGTACTAAATCACTTGCCTCACACTGTTCAGTAATTTGTTGTATATTGTCTCTCCACATATTATTCTTGGTCATCATAAATCTTGTGGACTTATTTAGGTTCGTAAGCAATCTCCAATGATTTACTGTGTCGACACCTGGCTTTTCCACAAATACTATTTTGGTATGTTCAGCAACTTTGAGTGCAGTTTTGTAATGTAAAAAGTTTGGCACACATATATGAGCAGTATCAAATTGTGGATGTGTTGCTAATGCTGTGGTTAACTCTTGAAAATCTGGTTGCGTTGCTGGATTAGTATCCACAGTGACAACTTCATGACCCATCTTAATAAGAATGTTCTTGTATAACTGTCCGAATCCTAATCCAACAACTAAACTTTTCATTATGCTTCTAATGACTCTTTCATTTTGTTTAACTGAGTTTTGAGAAACAACTTGATCTTTTTAAATTTTAAAAGAAGTTGTTTAGTGTCCCATGATCTATCATATGAACGTTCCGCTTCCATTTCGTCCACTTTCTTTTTGTACCATGTGTACTCTTTCTCAACAGCCTTTAGTTTTTTGCTTTTCTTTTTTGCCATTTTACATCTCCTCCATTATTCCTAATACTTCAGCACCTATCAACAAGATACCTGCTAATGCAATAATTTTAATTCCAGATAGTGCCATCAAGCCATATCCTACGAATCTTATTCCGCTTTTAGCAATAGAAAACTTAAAATGTTTAGAACTTTTACTTTCTTTTGGTTCAGCCATATTATACCTCCTCAAATAAGTTTTGAAATTGTGTGCTGGCGTTCACGGTCTTCTTACCAGTTGCTCCTCTTGTGCCAATAATTGACATCCAGAATCTTGAAAATTCTTCTATTACAGCATTGGCTTCATCTCTACTGCTGGTGGCAAACACAGCATTCACAATGTCTCTAAAAGCAATTCTGTCAAATTTTTCTTCCACCAACATTTTAGGATTTAATCCTGCGTCATACTGTCTATTGGCTTCCTGTACTGCTGAAATATGCATCCAAACATTGTGAGCCATCTGTAATGTGTAACTGAACGAATCCCATGATGTTCTACCTTCATTGCCCATTTTGTTTAAATCGCCTGGCTTGTAACAAGTGACATCTTTCAACATCAATCTTTTGCTGATAGCACTGTCCTTAAATGATTCAAATATGCCTTTTTCCAACACAGCATCTCTAAATAATTTTGTTTCTGAAGCAAATGCTTTATCATCCACACTAGCCTGCATTCTATAAACCCATTTCTTTTTGTCTTCAATTTCAATGTCTGTGTAAATTTGTCCATTGGCACTGGCTAAGAAAGGAGAAGCACAATCAAATGTGATCATAAAGTTTGGATTGTGATACTTTCTAATTGCTCTTTGAACATCAGTTAACAGCACTGCCCACTCTAATTTACTTGTACCTAGGAAGTGCATACAGTCGTGTACACCTTTTTCTAATAATCCATCAAATCTCAATGCTACCAAACGTTTCAATGTCAAGTGTATGTCGCACATATTTTGACCACCCATTGCCCAACCATTAAAGTGTGTGCTGGGATATTTTTTAGGATCACAGTAGTCTTTCATCTGTGCATACCAATCATCTGCTTGTTGGAAGTTTTCACCTTGCAGTACATTTAAAAATTTACAATTACCATTTCTATTTTTCATAAAATAGTCATTGTTTATTTTTGTACCGTCGACTGCTTCTTGATATGAATTAATTTTACTTGCCGCCGCACCTGCTGGAGAACGAGATACCCAAGCCGGAATATCAAGAATCATTCCATAATCCATATTGCCATCCATAAACGCCAACACTTGTTCACGTTTCTTTTTAGCCTTAGGACAGTTAGGATCTTTCCAATCACCTTCCCAAACACCTTTACCAATCTGGAAACCACCTGAGTCACCCAGTACCCAATTGTCTTTTCTATCTCTGTTTCTGATGATATCATCTCTTACAGAGAAATGTTTCATATTCAAGTCTGCATGACCCGCCGAATACAAATGCCATTTGTAATAGAAATAAGTATCCTTGGACTTCATATAGTTCAAACCTTCAACACCATGTTCAAAGTTTTGTGGTACTCTTTCTGGTTTAATATAACCTTCTTCGTGTCTTGCTTTACCTAAATCTCTAGCATAGAAACTGCTCAATGCAGGAAGAAAAGTTGCATAGTCTTTTTGCTGTTCGGTTAAGTTATCAGTTGGTATGATTTTCTTATCCATATTATCCAAAAGCCTTTATTGCTAAAAGTGGAACAAGCCAAGGATAGACCAAGTGTTCAATCAACTCATATATTACTAATGCTGTAAGTATAATTGCCCAAAGTTTAGATGTCTTTGCTTTTTTGCTGACATATTTAAACACCTTAGAATGCCATTCACCTATCCTTGAAACAATGCCTGTCTTCTTGTTCTTTTTAGTTTTAGCCATGTCTCTTATTTCGTTTGTGCAGGCAGTATGTAATTGTATTCACCAATTCCACTGTCTACTGTTATCTGCATTGCTCCTTGATCAGAAATACTCATCTTAATTTTGCCATCAAGACTTAAAATACTGATCACCTGTTGTATAGGCCAACTCCAAGTATTTTTCAATTCTTTGTTCACATTCATTTCAAATATAAATGAACCTGCGTGTGAATTAGCATCACCAAAGAAGAAACTTAAATGTTTGTTGCCTTTTGTTGTTGTACAATCAGTTGTTTTAACAGTGAACACAGTTTCTTCCACGTGTGCCGCCGCCTGTAATTTCAACCTTTGAATTGATGCTATTCTTGGTTCAAATTCAATATCCCAATCAGAACCTTTAAATTTAACAGATTTTAATTTTTCATTAATAATTTCAGTACTCATAAATCTGTAATCATTTTTAAAGTCTCCACCTGCATTTTCAAAGTGAATGTGAGTTGGAATAGTCTTGCCATTTCTTTCTGCTGACTTAACTTCAATTTTTGCTTCTTTTTGATACTCTGGGCATTTTAAATGCAAAGCCAGTTTATCTAAATTAGGCATACCAAACACACCATCAAATTCATTTACTTTGTTATTTGTGTTTGCTGACAGAATAACTGATCTGTCTTCAGCCATACTTTCTATTTTTGTTTTTTCTTCGTTGCTGATTTTCACTAGACTTAAAAAGCCAAGCGAATGTGTATGAGCAACTATGTCTTGTAAGATATCTTTCATTATATGTTCTCCTTGTTACTATTATAGTTAGGTTTTGGCAAAAAGTCAATGACTAATTGTTCCATCTACTTTTCACTCCAAAATGTTTGTAGGCCTTCTGAACACTTTTGGCTTGGAAGTAACAATCCGCCAATGCGTTATGAAGTTCCATTTGTATGTCCTTTCTTGGATCTTTTGGCAACATATTAAACAGAGTTCTTGAATCTCTGATTTGCCAATAATTCCAAGGACATGGTTGACCCATTTGTGCATACAAATTCTGTAATATGGCGTAATCAAACAGAGGACCTTGACACCAAAGTTCGTCCAATCCAACACACCATTTGTTTAATTGTTTAATTGTGTCTTCTAGTGATACTCTATCTTCATCACCTAACGCTTCTTCTCTAATTTTTTCATCTTGTCTGCCCCACCATTCTAGTGTGCCTTCATCCACGTGTCTATTCAAATGCGATTGTTCATCAACATTTAATCTTATGTACAGTCCTGAATGAGGTTCAGCATCTGTGTAAGGATCAAATTTAATTGCTCCCAATGTCAAGACAGTAGCATCAGGTCTGGTGCTGAGTGTTTCTAAATCTATCATTCCGTGTGTTGACATTTATTCTCCAAAATCAAATAGGTTGTTGAATGTGTTATTACTTTCAGTTGACTTGATATCCCAACCTAATACACCTAACAAGTTTCCAAGTTTGTTATCAATAATAGTACTCTCCATCGATGCGTCATCAAAAGGAAGTTCTTTAAACCATTGTGGTAATCTTAATTCATCTGTTGGATAAGCCACACTTGTATAATCCAATGGATTCTTTTTAAGTTTACACACAATAACTTTCATACCATCCATAATCTCTTGCGAGTACTTGTCACTGTTCATACGCTTCAATGTGTTCCAATTAATACTGGCTCTCACGTGTCCTGGCATATTTGCTTTGCCTTGACGTGCTTCTTTTTTCGCATATTCGGCAATGTTGTTTGCTCTACGTGGAGAACCTTTTTCCCAGCCTGGTCTAGTTTTGAATTCATTTCTAAAACGTGTTATACTGTCTAACACTTGTTCCTCTGTGTTTCCTGTAAGTACCATCAATAATAATTCAGATAAAAAATCTTGGATATAAACAGGAGTATCTGATCTTTTTAAATCAAGACCCATTGCTTTGATCTTGCCTGGTTTGCCATCAACATCTTGTCTGTAATTTTCTAAATCATATATCAATACAGCATATCTTTTCTTTGTGATAAACAATCCTGATGTGCTGACTGATTCTCTACCTGCTTGAATTACTTCAGCTCTTGATTTTAAACAATGAAATGCTTGTCCCATAAATTTTTTAAATGAATTATTCACTTCTCCTGCCACTTGATCATACAATTTTACAACTGATTCTTTAGTCCAAGGTATTTGTCCTGCATCTATTTCTTTTTTAAGAACTTCATATGCTGAAAAATATGCGGAGTCTGTATCACCATATATTATTGCTTTGCCTACGTGATTGTATTCACCTGTTATAACTTCGTTAATTTTTGCCGCCATGTGCTTACTGATCTGTCTGCCGGACAATGTGGTTGATTGTCCAATACGTTTATCAAAGAATCTACAGCCTGGATTTAAAATAGCACCATATAAACTGTTCAAGTTAATTTTTTTAACAAGTTGTCTTTTATCCCAAAATTCTATTTCTGCACTGTTATCAGCCTCTTTGGCTTTTTTCAACATTGCCTGCATTTCTTTTCTTTCTTTGTACCAACGAGCCAATAACCCAGGAATTACTCCTTCAAATTCACTTGTAAATAATGTGCCATTGGCACTCATCATCATAGGATTGTTGCTGTCAAAAATCATTTTATAAATTTCTGCACCACTCATTACTTCTGATTTTCCATCTTCCCAGTCCACATGGATCGACACATCTTTTCTTTGCTCCATTACTGCATCATATTCTAAACTTCCAAAATGATTTTCCCAAGCCGCCGCAAATGATTTCTTTTGTAATGTCATCTGCTCTTCGATGTATTCATCTGTGTGTGTTGGTCGTAGTTGCCCTATCACAGTTTCAGGAGCCATATTCAAGGCTCTAATCACAGACGGATACAGTGAATTAATATCCATAGATCCTATCCAACTGTGTAATCCTTTTCTTGGATATGCCACATAAGCACCTGCGGCTGTGGTTGAGTCATCATCTCTTTTGGGTCTATTAGGAACCTGTACACCACGTCTGTGTGCTTCATTTATAATTGCTTGTTCTGTAACTGCCACTGCTCCCAGTGTGGTTTGTAGAAGCACTGTGTTGGCGTGTGCCAGTTCATTTGACAGTGCAATGAATCTTAATTTACGATCCAACTTGTCCAACAGTGCCACGTCTTGTCTGTTGTATTCCACAAATGTTCTAAAATCTTGATTGTACAATTGATCCAACGATCCTTCATACACAGTTTTCTTTTCACCTATTTCCCATTCACCTATAGCATCCAGTCTGTATGAATGTCTTTCCTCATAGGTATATTTTCTGTAAAGTTCCAGTGAATCCAAATGCACTCTGCCCACAAGATCATATGTTTCTTGTTCTCTACCATATCTTTCAAATGTTCTTTTCTTTGGCATCTGTTTCCACAAACACAAACGTCTTGTGTCATCTTTACTCATCACTTTCTTAATTCTATTAATAATGTAAGGCAAATCATAACCTTCTGAATTCCATCCAGATATCACATCAGCGTCTTCGATTATATCTAAAAATGCTTGTAACATTTCTGCTTCATCTTTAAACAGATACAAATTGTCTATACCTTTAGTGATCTGTTTAGCCTCTTCGATATCCATTGTTTTAGGTGGCATAGCAAATGTCACAATAGAATTCAACCATTGTAATGATACTGTGATTGCTGTGATGGGCATGAATGGATCACTGGGTTGACTGAATCCTTTTTCAGGATCAAAGTCTGCTTCAATATCAAAAAAAGCAATTTTTAAATCAGGAGCATCTTGATTGAGATAGTTTTCACTCAAGCATTGAAAGATAGGATTAATATCCGATTCAAACAGTGTTTTGTTTCTGTTGATGGCTAATTCTTTATGAAAGTCTTTGGTGTTTTTACAAACGATTCTACTTAATGATTTACCTGTGGTACTTTTAAATTTTCCATTAGGTTCTTCATAATAAAATGTATATTTGATTGGATATTCTTTGAATACTCTTTCACCGTTTTGTCTTTCGACCACTCTTATGATGTCGGCTTGTCTATCAAAATATCCGTCGATGTAACTCATTTATTCTCCTTTTTGTCATTTGTGGCTGACAAAATACCAACGATCACTTGTGGCTGATTAAACCTTACCTTAAATAATATAATAGTATACCTCCGAAACCCATTGCTGTCAAGACTAAATTTGTAACTATGAGTGCCGGTTCCTTCCATAAGAAGGATACTATTAACCAAATTATTCCACCCATTGCCAAAAGCAATGGTCCTACCGGATATAATTCAGGAAAGCCTGCATTTACGAATGTGCCTACAATTAATACTGCCGTTGCTATCCATTTAAGTGTGTTGCCTGTTGTTGCCTTGTTCATATTATTTAGATTCGTACCTATCAAATACTCTATTAATCACATTATTAACTCTTACAAAGTGTGCCGCTTTAGGCATATCTTTAATTCTTCTTGCTCCTATATAAGTGCAGGTACTTCTTACTCCACCTAATATTTGTTCCACAGTGTCTTTGACAGGACCTTTGTCGTCCAGCACAACTGTTTTACCTTCTGTGCCTCGGTATCCATCTTTTCTAGCACCGTGTGTTTGGAAAGCAGATTCTGAACTCATACCATAGAAATATCTCTTACCATCTCTTAATTCTGTTTCACCTTCATCGTGTCCTGCTAACATTCCACCCAACATCACAAAGTGAGCACCACCACTTAATGCTTTAGCCACATCGCCGGGTTGTGTACAACCACCATCAGCAATGATGTGTCCACCTACGCCATTTGCGGCATCTGAACATTCCATTATGGCTGAAAATTGTGGAACTCCTACACCTGTCTGTGTTCTTGTGGTGCATACACTGCCTGGACCTATTCCAACTTTAACAACATCAGCACCTTTAATAATTAATTCTTCAGTCATATTAGGTGTTACCACATTGCCTGCTATGATCACTTTGTCTGGATATTCTTCTCTAATTCTTGCCACAAAGTCCACAAACGATTCATGATATGCATTGGCAACATCGATAGTGATTGCTGGAATATCTGGAAATGCTGACATCACCTGTTTCAGTGTTTGGTAGTCTTGTGCGTTCTCGTCCCAAATTGCTCCAGTTCCCACACAGGCTGAAACGTATTTGAATTTTAATCCTGAACCTGCGGTTTTTTTCCAATCATCTATTGTGTAGTGTTTTCTAATCACAGTCATCATCTTAAATTCTTGTAGCACTCTTGCCATTGAAAATGTTCCAACACCATCCATGTTTGATGCCATGATAGGAACATATGTTAATGTTTTACCACTATTTTTAAATTTAAATTCACGCAGTATGTCCACATCACGTCTTGAACTCAGAGTTGATCTTTTAGGTTGTAGCAATACGTCTGAATAATCTAAATGAATGTTATAGTCTATTCTCATTATTTGTTCTCTAAATAAGCCATCATATTTTCTGGAGTTGTTTGCACATATGGATCAGCATCAGAACCATCATTGTTGATACCTGGTTCTTGCCACCATGCTTCTACAACACCATCGTTTATAACTGCCATATATCTCCATGATCTCATTCCAAATCCTAAATGATTTTTACCAATCAGCATACCCATAAATCTTGTTAAATTTCCTGAACCATCTGGAATTACTTTTACATTTTGTATTTTTAAAACTTCTGCCCAAGCGTTCATTACAAATGTATCATTAACAGAACAACAATAAACTTCGTCAATGCCCATACTTTTAATTTTTTCGTAGTTGTGTTCAAAGCCAGGTAATTGTGTAGAAGTACAAGTTGGTGTGAATGCTCCAGGTAAACTGAACAGCACCACTCTCTTGCCTCCAAAATAATCGTCTGTTGTTTTATCTATCCATTTTCCTTCATCAAATGAACAGCCACCTTCTAATACAGAATCACCTTCTCTTGTTCTAAATGTAACTCTAGGTATCTTAAATCCCTTCATACTTGCTCCTAATTTCGTATCCGCCAAAAAAGTCTTTAGCATTTATGGCTCTATCGTCAATCCAGACATCATAGACTGGTTTTTTCATTTGAATGGAAGTGTATTTTACATTCCATTCTTTGAGTTGTTGATGTGTAAGTTCAGTCCAGTCTTTACCTGAGTTACCACCCCTTGCTGTCCAATAATGGATTTCATGTCCTTTATCATACAGTTCATTCAGTTTAGCAATACGGACATGGTCTGGCTTACTGTCTTCGTAATTGCTGTTTTCATTATAGCAAATTGTATTGTCAATGTCAACCATATATTTCATTATAACCATCCCATTGCTACACTGAATCCTAATATGTTGGCACAAAAGAAATAACTCACCAATATAGTGGGCCAAACTAATTTTCTTCTGTGAAATGTGTAGATTGCCAAACCAGAACCTATCAAAAAGAAAGGATACACTATTCTCATATCTGGATCAGCGGCATTAAGTGCCAAGGTCATACTCGCTATGATATTAACCATTGTGCTGACCATTTCTAGCCAAAAGCACAATCTGTCTTGATGGTATGACTCTTTAAAGTAACCGATTATTTTATTTGTCTCTGCCAACTGCAATAATCAAGTTTTCTAATGAATCGAAGTCATCAGAATATTTGTGCCATTCACCTTTGTGAGCAATTTTGATTGCCTTGTTGATCAGTGCTGGTTTAATTTCTAATTCTTCTGCAACTGCTTTCACAGTATCTTTTAGTCCACCTTGCAAGTCTTCCATTTCAGAAAGTACGTTGGCACCTTCATCAATAATTCTTTTCAATTTTGCTTGTTCTTCTGGACCGTATGTTCTGCCTGCCATTTTGTTTTCTCCTTGTTTAAGTCTTTATTATACTTAATTGTTAGAGGAAAGTCAATGACTATTTTTTGGCAGAACGTTTTTTATCTTGATAGAAGTAGTCGTCGGAATCACCAAAAGTTGTGGATGCTTCGTTTTCACAAAACCATTCTTTGGTGCTGACTTGGAAGTCTGGTCTTTTTAATTCTGCTGGTGTTAATGATTGTTCGTACCAAAGCATTCTGTTGTTTGGTTGTGCAAAATATTGTCCATTTTCCAATCTACCAAAATTGTGTTGTTTGTGTTCGCTGGGTACTTCTGATACTCCTGTGTTCACAGTGTTTGGATCACCATGGCAGGCATCTATTGTGAAAAGATATTCACCTTTCATTCTACCACCACCATTCAACATGATTTCTACATCGCAATTTTTTAAAATAGATTTTGTCCAAACTTGAATGTTGGAACTGAAACTATCCCACAGTGCTAATGAACTTAAAGGTAATTGTTCTTCTTCTTTGATATTGGTGCGCCACACAAATGCTGATAAGGGAAATTTATCGTAACAAGCACCATACTCTGGTAGGTATGCTTCAAACATTAATGCTCTACCTTGTACTGATTTGACTGCTATGATTACTGCTTCTATGAATTCACCATGCCCACGTTTGAGATCGTGTACATACTCTTTTTTTACCCAACACTTGATATATGGAACGTTTGCAACAAAATTCAAGACACAGCCCTCTCATAGTTAGATTTTTAATATCTGTATTTATTGATTATTTTTTAATTAGTGCTGTTAGACTTGGTCTTGCCGCCTGCTTGTCTTTTGCGTCTACCGGCGCAATGTGCCCGTTGTGAAAAGCCTTTGGGATTGGCACAATTGATAGACTTTTTATATTTTTTAGTCCATCCTTCTGTGATCTCTCTGATCAACATTTTAGATTATTTCTTTTTGATTGGAACGCAGTTGTCTACTCTTTTGCCACCCTTCATCTTGGTGCCCATTCGTTTGTAGCCTTTCCAACACACTTTGCCGTCCACACCTTTTTGCTTTTCTGCTTCGTCTAGTGTTTCCCATGTTGGTTTGCCACAATCTTTACAAGTTTTTGTAGACTCTTGTAATTTTGATTGCAATTTGTTTGCTAATGATTCTTTGTAATCTACTGATGCCGCCACTGCTTGTGGTTCTGGTGAAAGATCCACTTTGCTTAATTCTTGAGCAACTTTTGTTAAGTTTGCTTTCAATGTGTTAGCATCAACTTTTCCTTTTGGTGGAAACATTTTTTTCATATCACCTTGAGCATCCATTCTTTGAAATGCTTCAGGGTGTTGTGGTTGAACATATTTTCTTAAATATGCCGCCACTAAATCTGCTGGGTAACCTTGACTTACATCTGCTTGATTCAATGCTACCACTGTGTTTACATCATTAAACAATGTTTGCATTTGAACTTTATTTTGATTGTCTGCTTGTACTTTTGCCGCTGTTGCCGGATCCACTAAACTTTTTGCATATTGTGTTATGTCTCTACCTGCGGCTTTCAATGTGTCTAATACACCTTCGTCTAAGTAAGTTACACTTTCGTTTTGACTCATTAATTCATATTCCATGTAATGATACACAGAACTCAAATAGTCTGATGCCTTAGTAATTTTTGCCGCTACCCAACCTTCTAGACCTTGCTGTTCAGAAACTGATTTCAACATATCGTGAAGTTTGATTGAATATTTTGCCGCTTTGTATAAATCTGATCTTGCCATCTGTACTTCATGGTCCATCTCGGCTTTTTGTGCCATCAGTGCTAGATCTTCTTTCACAGACATTGATTCATCTTGTATCAATTCTGCTTGATGTTTTTGTAAATCTTTGATGTTGTTGAATGTGCCAGTAAGTTTACCATTTCTGTATGAGTAGAATTTGCCATTGATTGCTTTCGCAGTCAATCCATATTTGTTCATTTCATTCTTGATATCTTTCTTTTCTTTAGAAGAATGGCCAAATGTTTTGTGAACCAGTTTGTCTAGTTTTTTATGAAATGTATCTACGTCTTTTTTTGTTAAATCTGATTGTTTCATATTAATATTTATCTCTTCATTGGAGCACCAAATATTGAGGTACCTTTCATATCTAATGCATTATCTGTTGGTTTTTGCATCTTTGCTTTGGGCGGATTAGCAGGTACACCTTTTTTACCGTAGGCATCACGTGCTTTTTTATCGCCAATAGCAATATGAGGACTGACCACTGTGGCAATACTGCCAGATGAAGTTGCTCCTGCCGAGGCCACTTCCGATATGATATCTCTAATACGCATATGTTTATTTACCGTGTTTGAACAGATTTTTCACACGTTTAGATGTGCTGTATTTTGCGTGTGGCACTTTAAGATTCTTTTTGCCGTATATGTCGCCCACTTTGTGAGTGTACACCAATTGTGCAGGATCCAGTCCGTAATGATAGTCCGCTCGGGCTTCTACCATTCTGAACTCCTTGTAACGCATTTTAGAACTTTTTTTTGATGTTGTTGATTACAACTCTTAATTTTGAGAATTTATACCAACCATTTAACTTTTTTTTGAACTTCTTCCACATAATTATATCATTTTTTTAAGCATTACTATTGCATTGTCAATGATTGCTCTATGCTGATAACTGCCGCCAGAACCTACTTCTTCTTCACCGGATTTGAGAGCATCTAAACCATCAATGTATTTCTCTTCAGTGATTTCTCCTGATTCAAATCTTCTTTTAAGGGAAAGCACAGATGAAGCCGTCTCAGCCACCCATCCTGTGTCTTCTGTTGCTTTAATTAATCTGTCTAAATATTCTGCCATTTTGTGTATCCTTTATTTTATTTATCGCGTTTGGGTCTCCAACCACCTCGGTTTCCGTTGGCAGTTTTGTCCCAATGTTGCACAGTGCCGTCTTTTAATACTCTATATTGCTTGAATTTTTTAGGCTTTTTGCCTAGTGTGTTGTATGGAGTGGGTTTATTTGCTCTTCTGAATGCCATTATACTGTATTCCGTATACAGTATTTATCTACTATTTTGACTTGCTTCTTCCGGATTTCATGTTGGCACACCAGTGGTACATCTTGCCTTTTTCACCACCGTACCGTTTTGCTTTGGCCCTTAATGAAGTTACTGATCCTGAACAACTGGCACCTGCTTTTTTCACTCTACCTGGACGACTTTTTCCTTTTACTTTGCCATCAGCAAAGTTTTCATTGGCTTTGTTGTTGCCCACATTTTTAAATCCATATCTGTTGTTTGGTCCGTAACCTTTTTTGTGTATCAATCCCATAGGTTTTGCTGTATGGGGCATCACTCTATTACGTTCTACAATGTCTCTGATCTTCATTATCGCAACTGTGGTGGGCGACCTTTACTGTCTAACTTGAATCCAAACTTTGCCGCTTGACGTTTTGTTTCGCCTGGCTTAACATCTGCTGTTGTGTTCTGTTTGGTAATTATGCCCACACCGCCTTCCTTAACCATGTGTTTCTGTTTGTATGTTTCTAAACCTGCTTTAACTTTAGTTAATGAATCTCTATTTGCTTGATACAGTATTCCAAATCCACCAGCACCTTGCCAACGTTCTATATTGATAGGTCTATCATCAATCAGTATGTTTGCTTGTTTGGTTTTCTTATCCACAGCATAAGATTCTTTTCTTCCTGTGATGATAATGTCTTTAGGTTGTTCAATGTTTTTGCTGATCCAAACTTTTTTCCATTTGGCTGAATTGGCATTATCTCCTCGCAATGGTGATGAACAGATTGAAAATGTACCACCTGTAAAATCTTTTACTATTTTGATTAATTGGTCAGCAGTGGGAAATTTTGGCAATGTTTCAAAAAAGTTTGTGCCTGTGATACGATTGATCACTTCTGCTTTTAAATCTTTAGTTCTGTCTGATGTTAATTCTTTCCAATGATCTACACCATACAGTTTTTCGATACCTCCAAAGAAGTCTGCCATGACTCCATCCATGTCGAGATATACAATTGGTTTTGGTTCCATATCTTCATTATACAACCTTTTGTTGTGATTGTCAACCTTGGAATCCAAATCCAAAATACGCATTAGTTAAACCCTAAATGTGTGACTTCCGGATATTTGGTTTTGATTTTTCTGGCTAGTTCGTTGTGGAGTTTTACCTGTCTATTCATGTATCCTTCAGGTCTTCCACCTGATATCATGGTTGGACCACCTGGATTTTTATCAACAGTTGGTTCTTCTTCTGGTGATTGTTTACCAATATTCTTTTTTAACCATTGTGTGGTCACACCAATAAATTCTTCAACAGGCACAGCACTCATGTCTTCAAAGTCAGCAGGATAACCCAATGCTTGTAAAAATTGTCTCATGCTGGCATTACTCATGTAAGGAGTGTCTAACTCTTTGTCGTTAGCCCAAGTTTTTGGAAACTCCCATACCACTCTCTTTTCGCCATCCCAATCTTTTTCAGTTTTGTAATAAGGAATCATGGAAGCACCTTCTGATACTGCTTCTGCTTCTACTTTTCTGCGTATAGTGAATTTATCCCCTTGAAACTCAACATCTTGTCCCGTAACTAATTGATACATTTTTGCCAACAGTCTATTGTCAAATTCTGGTTTACCATGTCCTGTTTGTGGTTCTTTGATTTTGTTTGCCAACATTTGAACAAATGCTGACTTGTTCATACGTAAATCACCTTCGTTGGTTTCTTCTGTTCTCAATGCTGATCTTTTGTATCCTTTTGCTATGAAATCTTTTTCACGTTCCGCAGGAATCATTATGGTCTTACCATCTTTGTGTACATACACAGTTTTGCCCACAGCACCCATTCTTTTCATGTCTGTGGCTTGTACACCATCTTCTGTTACAAAACCTCTGCCACCACACACTGAACACTCTTCGTCACCGTGTTTGCCTGTGCCATCACAATGTGTACACTTGGCTGGTTCAGCCGCCATGTCTTCTTTTTTAAGATGTTTTTGTGCCCAAGCATCTAATTCTGCTTTACGCTTCATCACTGCTAACTTGGTGTCTGGATGTCTTTGTTTAGGATCGTTTTGAATCTGTTGTAAGTCTTTCATCAACTGACGATAGTGTTTTTCGTCTCTAGGCTCGTTGCTAGTTTTGAATTCTCTTATAAAATCTCTTAACTTCATTTCTTTCGTCCTCTAAACTGTACAGGTCCAGTCATGTAAGGCTTTGAAAACCAAAGTTTAAACCAATCAGGATCTCCTGGTTTCAAGCCTAATTTTCTTTCTTTTTGTCTTAACGCAGTGGCAGTGTGACTGATGTTTTCGCCCATTGATGGGTCTTTAGTTTCTTTGTCTATGCCTGCCAAACGTTTTAAATCTTCTATGTTCATATTTATACTGTTACAGGGTTTAATTGTAATCCTGTTCTCACTTGGTTGTACATCTCTTCTGCTGTTTTAGGGTCTATAGGAACAGCATTTATGAATGTTCTCTTGTCACCACGTGCGGCTAAATCTCTCATTTTCGAAGCACTCATGCCTTGAAGACCTTCTGCATCTGGATCTCTTTCTCCAGCACTTACCACTTTGATAGAATTGAAGTTGTATTCTTTACCATTGTATTTGTTTAATAATTCATTAAATTGATTCACTCTGTCAGAACCTGCCACGTATATGATATCTGTGTAACCCATCTGCTCCAACTTCTGCATGGCTTGAACCCATGTACGCACTGCCTTATCTCCCACTTTGATCATTGGAAACATTTTTTGAGCAAAGGTTAATTTTTGTGAAAATGATAATGGATCTGTCTTTGCGTTTTGTGTGTGCGTGATAAAAATGAAAGGATCACCTGCCTGTGCTTTAATGACCTCACCTATTTTTTTATGACCTGCTGTTGGTGGATTCATTCTGCCAAAGGCAAACACAGCAGTTTTATTTGGTGCTTCTACTATTTCCGTGATCAACATGATTACTCCTCATTTTCTTTTTCGCTGTGAATCATTCTCTGCATCAACATATTTTTATCTTCAGGAGTAATTTGGTCTGCTATCTGTTGAGGTATTTTGTATTTTGTACAGTATTCTTTTATACAAGTATCAATCAATGGTTTTAACATTTCATTGTCACCTGTTTGCTTACATTTATTCATTGCTGGATAATAGTTTTTTCTATAAAAATCATCATCGTTCATCATGTAAAAATATACATCATCCACAAGATCAAAATCTATTTTAGGTTCTTGTTCGATCTGATTAAATTCGTTCAGTCTTACCATTTTCTACAACTCCAATATCTTGCTTTGGTTCTTGGTCCTGGATTAGCACAATTATGACGTGCTCTGAAACTTCTACGTCTAGCAGGGTTAGACTTTTTAATACGCATATTAGGATCACCAAAGTTAACTTTTTTAATGTTGCCTGTCTTTGGATCTTTCACATACACTTTAAATTTTTTCACATCACCTTGCATTGGTTTTCCTAATGGTACTTTTCTACCACGGTATTCTGCTTCGTCCAGTGCTTCGTCTTCGTTGTACCACATATCACCGTATGCTTCAAAGAAATCATCGCCTTCGTAAGTTTCTTCATTTGCATCGTTGTTACTGATTTCTATAACAAAGTCTTTTAAACCTTGTTTGTTGTAAACCAATTCTAAATCTTCTACAAGATCATCTGCCTCAACTTCTTCCAGTTGTCTGTGTAGTTCAACAGTTAATACGTGGTGTCCATCTACATTTTCAAATGTGATGTATTTGGTTTCATCTTCTAATAAACCAATTGTGCTTAAATTTACTGCTGTATTGATTTCGTCTTCTGTGAACGGCGTGTCTTTTATGATGTTAAAATAGTGATACATAGTTCTAATGATTTAATAATATTGAGTTAATTGTTCCATCGGTGTAAGTTACATAGGCTCTCACCCATACAAAATTACCTGTAAAATTGTAAATGAAAGCACCTTCTTTACCAGCAATAGTGCTGTCATATAAAGCACCGTCTATATCAAACCAATCTGCATCTACAGGAGTGGTTGCTAGTGTGCCTTGCATTTTTACTGTGCCGGCAACACCTGTTACATTGATTTGTACAGTGTGTAAACCGTCTGATCTACCGTAGTAGCCATCGCCTTTGTACTTTTCGCCCACAACTGTTTCAACCGTGCTATCGCCCGGATGTGTTGTTGCTGACAGTATTATTTCGCTTGTTGCTGGCATATGTGTATATTTAGCCGTATTAACTGTTTGAAGGACTAGGCTTGTTTTTCAAGCAGTTTAACGCCGTCTCCAATGTCTAAAACAAGTTCTTTATCTTTGGCTGTGACCTTGACTTTACCACCGTTTTTAAGTGTTCCAAACAGTAATTCTTTCGCTAATGGTTTCTTAATTTTGTCATCAATTAATCTCTGCATAGGTCTTGCACCCATTTTAGAATCATATCCGTTTTCAACCATGTAATCTATTGCTTCATCTGAGAGTTCTAACACAACTTCTTTTTCTTTCAATTGAATTTTTAAATCCAACATAAATTTGCCCACTATCTTTATCAACACTTCTTTGGCAAGTTTTTTGAACACCACTGTGCCATCTAATCTGTTTCTAAATTCTGGAGCAAAGAAACGTTTCATATCCTTGTCATCATAGCCTGCATCTGCACTCTGTGTGAATCCCATTACATTTTTCTCTAACTGTTCAGCACCTAAGTTTGTGGTTAAAATTAACACAATATTCTTAGCACTGGCTGTTTTGCCATTGTTTCCTTGTATGGAACCTTCATCCATGATCTGTAATAATATCTGTGATACATCCGGATGTGCTTTTTCAATCTCATCCATCAATAGCACACAGTTAGGATGTTCCTGTAATTTTGTAACTAATAATCCTGTGTTTTCTTCAAAACCTACATATCCTGGAGGAGAACCAATCAGTTTTGCCACAGCGTGTTTTTCTTGATATTCTGACATATCAAACCTTACAAGTTTCACACCTAATTGTTCTGCCAACTGTTTTGCTGTTTCAGTTTTACCACATCCTGTTGGACCCATAAACACAAATGAACCAATCGGTTTATTGTCTCTTTTTAATCCTGCTTGAGCAACTAATACTTTGTCCACGACCATATCTATTGCATCATCTTGTCCGTACACATTGGCTTTCATGTTTTTAGAAAGATTAGCAAGGTTGCTGGATTCTTTTTCAGCAATATTTTCTACAGGCATTTTTACCTGTTTGCTCAATTCAAATTGAATTTCTCCTTCGTCAACCACTCTGTTGTCTTGTTGTTCTTTTAAGTTAAATCTTGAACAAGCCAAGTCTATTAAATCAATGGCTTTGTCTGGTAATTTTTTATCTGTTTGATATTTTATACTTAATTTTACAGCGGCTGTGATTGCTTTGTCTGTAATTGTAGTTTTGTGAAACTCTTCATAATACTTTTTTAGTCCTTGTAGTATTTCAAGTGCTGTTTCTCTATCTGGTTCATCCACCGTGATTCTAGCAAAACGTCTCATCAATGCTCTGTCTTTTTCAAAGTATTTTCTGTATTCTTCCCATGTAGTGGAAGCCACAACTTTTAAATCACCTTTAGTTAATACTGGTTTCAATAGATTGGCTAAATCGTTGGCTGTGTTTCCGCCACCACCTGATCCTGCACCTGATATATTATGTGCTTCATCTATAAAACAAATTGTTTTACCTTTTTTCTTTAATCCGTTAAGCACCATTTTGAATCGTTCTTCAAAGTCTCCTCTGTATTTAGAACCTGCCAACATAGCACCAATATCTAAATTAAAAACTTCGTATGGCTTTAAAAACTCTGGACAAGTTCCGTTAACAATATTGAATGCCAATCCTTCTGCAATAGCAGTTTTACCTACTCCAGGATCTCCAACAAGTATCACATTGTTTTTCATTCTTCTTCCCAAAGATAATGCTATTTGATTTAATTCATCAATTCTTCCTATTACAGGATCTATCTTTTTCTTTTTAACTTCAGCATTCAAATTAGTAGTGTATTTGTTTAATGCTCTTTTTGTTTCACTTTGATCCACTTCATCTTCGAATATTTCTTCAATCTCGCTGTGTAGATAGTCCATGAATTTTTCTTTATCTACTTTGGCTTCTATTAGGAAATAATATGCCCAACTTTTTGTTTCGCTTAACAAACTTAAAAATACATCTGTTAAATCAATATTACTTCTTCCGCTGAATAATACCTGTGTGAATGCTCTGTTTAACACTCTTTCTACACTGATTGTTTTTTTAGGTTTATACTTTTGAACTTTTACTTTGATGTTATCCAGTCTATTATCCAAGTATGTTATCAAGTGTGCTTTGATATCATCAATATCAGTGCCATATCCTTTTAGAATATTACAAAACTTTTCATCTTCACACATTGAAAACAACATATGTTCTAATGTGACGTATTCGTGTTTGTATGATTTGGCTAAAGTAACCGCTCTATCAAACACACCTTGTAATGCTCCACTAGGTTCAACCATTTTGAATTTCCTTTAATAATTTTTTTTGTTTTTTCTTTGCCATATCCAAACGCATTTTTGAAACTCTTTGATCAAAGGTAATGCCTTGAAGATGGTCGTATTCGTGCAGGAAAACTCTTGCATGAAAACCTTCTAACTTAATTATACACTCTTTCTGTTGTGTGTCAAGATATTTTACTCCAACTGCATCGGGTCTCTTAATGTTCATAAACAATCCAGGAAAACTCAAACAGCCTTCAGTCATTTCAACTTGATTAGCACTTACTTCTGTTATTACAGGATTAATAATAGTCATGGGTTTGTCTTCTCCCATGATAAAAATTTGAGCATCTAAACCAACTTGATTAGCCGCAAGTCCTACTCCGTCATATTTTTTCATTATTTCATACATATCAGCAGTGATCTTTTCTGCGTCCATGGTATTAAAATCAAATTCTTTTACTTGTTTTTCCAAAAAATCGTTTGGTGCTTTAATTAATTTCATCTCTTATCTTTCGTAATTTTTCTGCTATTGCTTCGTTAACTACTTTTGGTATGTCTGCCTGTATATTTAAAAAAATGTTTCCTCTGCCACCGCCTCTTGTAGGTAATCCTTGCTCACTAATACTTAACACTGTGCCGGGTTGAGTACCTTTAGGTATGGAAATAGCAAGATTTCTTCCTTCTAATGTTTTGATGTTTTTCTTTGTACCTACCATTAAATCAAAAACATTTACTCTTTCTATGCAGTGTAGATTTATACCATCACGTTGCCATTTAGAATGAGGTCTTACTTTTATTCTAACTAGTAAATCTCCTCTTGGCATTCCTGCATGGTAATCATCTCCCAGTGAAGGAAACTTTATGGTTGTGTTATTATCAACTCCTTTTGGCAGTTGTAAATTAACACTCTGCTCTCTGCCATTAGTTAATCTATAAGAAGCAATAAGTTCTTTTCCTGTGAGCACATCTTCCAAATCTATTTGTGCTTCTATCACGATGTCTCTATTTTTTCTAATTTGTTGTCTATGCCCAAAAGGAGATCCACCACCACCAAAGAACTGATTGAATATGTCTCCTATATCATTGGGAAAATTATCACTTCTGAATTCCCAACTGCGTGTGTTACCACCCATGTTCTGATTGGGTGTTGCTCCGAATTGATCGTAGTATGATTTCTTTTCAGGATTTTTTAATGTGTCGTAGGCTTCGTTTAATTTTTGAAACTTGGCAGAATCACCTCCTTTGTCAGGATGATGTTTCATGGCTTGTCTTTTGTAAGCCTTTTTTATTTCTTCTGCGGATGCGTTTCTATTAACACCTAGTGTTTTATAATAATCCATATGTACATTATATAATAACTCTTACCAAAAAGTCAAGTCCTAATAAAGTATTTAATGTTCCGAAATGGATATTTGAATAAATCAGCAGTTACTAAATTTATTATTTGCTCTTTGCTCTAGAACCGGTATATAAACCAAACCAAGCCGCACCAGCACCAACAACGATACTGACCAAACCCGATTGTTCCATGGTAGGATTTGGCAATTCCATGTACCAAACTACCACTTTGTACAACAAATAAATGTAAGTTGTAATGAATATTCTTGGAAAAATTCTCCAAGCATCAACGGCTCTTGCTAGATGAATAACCCAAGCAAAAGGATTTGGTCCTAAATCTTTTACGGATGTGTCTACTTCCAATTCTACTGACACTTTCTTTTTGGCAGTGTCTTGACTGTGTGGTACAACCAATTTATCTTCTTTTAATTCAGACATTATTTCACTCCCTTAATTTTTGCGTTTCTTTTTCTGTGACCGTTCCAAGCCACAAAGCCACCAATTCTCAATGCCCAGTAAGCCAAGTAGTTCAACAGATGAAAACCATTCACCTGGATGTTGATGTCTCTAAACGTTTCATCCATCCATCTCTGATCTTTGTCGCCTATTGTAGTTTTCTTATCTGCTTTCAATAGAGTTTTGTATTTGTATCCGTAGTCGTGTACCAATCCACCAACCAACAGTACTCCCACTGGTGATAGGAAAGTTGCTAGGAATTTTGGAACTGATGCTCCATCAAATGAAAAACCTGCTGGAATCACATACTTCTCACCGTTCAGTGTGAAGTGCCAATCTTTGACCACAGTCCAATTTCTAGTACTTAATAACCATAACCAGATAGCACCAAAGAAGCCTTTGTCTTTGGTAGGGATTTTGATGGGTTGCATATGAGGTAACTCATCATATGAGAACTCACACTCTCTAACTTTTAAAATATTCTTATGAAAAAATCTGTCTGCTATGTTGATTCCTAAACCAATCAATACTAATGTGACAACAACTGACCATTGCCAGAATGTCACTGCTAATTCTACTATATAATCCATCTGTATACTCCTTTAGTAATATACTAGTATTTACCAAAATTTGGATTATTTTGCTTGGTGGGATTTTAACTCTTTGATCTGTTCTTTTAGGTGCTCTAGTTCTTTTTTCAACACCTCCACGTCTGTGTGGCTACGGCTGGGTTGTTCTCGATAGTTTTCAAAGTTGACTTTGTTCATCATTGTGTTGTGTTCCAATAGATCCAGTCTCTCCTCCATATGGAACACGAAAGCCGCCGCTGAAACAATGGCAACGATCACCACTGCCAGTGTTTTCAGCGATACTGTTAATTCTGTTTTTTCGTCAATCTTGTGTGCCATCTATTTCTTTTTCTTTTTCTTTTTCTTTTTAGCAAAAGGGTTTGATGGTTTTGGCACACTAGGAATAATTTTATCAACTACATCTTTTACTGGTGCGACCACATTATTTTGTATGGGTTTCACAACATTTTCCTGTATGGGTTGTATCACATTTTCTTTAACAGGTTGTACGACATAATCGTTGACTGGTTGCACAGTCATATCATATACTGGATCCACATCAACTGTCACTGTACCACCTGTTTTAACTCCAGCAATCAGAGCAATGTTCACTTCTCCACCAATTGTGATTGGCTTGCTGTCTTTGTTCCAATCTGGCACTTGATAACCACCACCAATCTTTGCACCCACCTGAGCACCTGCACTTACTGAAGTGTCATTGGTCATTGCAAATGGAATCAATCCATCGTTGGTGTAATATGTTCTAGCACCTGCACCTGCTTTGGCACCTGCGATGGCACCACCTTCAAACCAACAACCGTCTGTGCCCGCATTGGCACTGGCACCTGCCCAAGCATACACTTCAGCATAGGCATACAATTCCGCACCCGCTGTGTGATTGCCTCTTTGCATTTCTGCACGGATTGCCGCTTCACATCTCAATTTTGCTTCTGCCACTGCTTGAACATAGAGATTGTCGTTTCTATATCCCACGCCGTACTTGGCACTTGCATTGGCTTCTGCTTTGGCTAGTGCTTGTCCTTTAAG